TATCCAGTGTTCTAATACTGCGGAATTAGCCGTGGGTTTTGGACGAAAGGTCAGGAACTTAGTGGGTTCAGAGGTTTACTCTACAGTCTTCCCCAACGTAGGACTCAAGCAGGACTCCAAAGCAGCGGGTCGCTGGAGTACAAACCATGGCGGAGAGTATTTTGCTATCGGGGTAGGGGGTACAGTTACTGGTAAAGGTGCGGATTTACTTATTATTGACGATCCACACTCGGAGCAGGAGGCTGCAATAGCGGCAACCAACCCAGAAATCTACGATAAAGTCTTTGAGTGGTACTCTTCGGGTCCTCGTCAGCGTCTCCAGCCAGGTGGAAGCATCGTTGTTGTTATGACACGCTGGGCAAAACGGGATTTAACGGGAAGAATCGTCAAAAGCTGGATAGATAAGGACGGGGAAGAGTGGGAAATCATCGACTTTCCAGCAATTTTGCCCTCTGGAAACCCATTATGGCCCGAATTTTGGAGCTTAGAAGAGCTAGAAGCCTTAAGACTAGAGCTTCCGCTGTCAAAATGGAACGCCCAGTACCAGCAACAGCCTACTTCGGAAGAAGGAGCCATCGTAAAACGGGAATGGTGGAAGCTATGGACAGAGGAAAGACCGCCAAAATGTAATTTTGTGATTCAGTCATGGGATACCGCCTTCACAAAAAACGAAAGAAGCGACTATTCAGCCTGTACGACTTGGGGTGTCTTTTATATGAACGAGAATGAAAGCGATCCCAACGTTATTTTGCTAGATGCGTTCAAAGAACGGATGGAATTCCCAGAACTAAAGGAGCGGGCGTACCAATATTATATGGAATGGGAGCCAGACGCCTTTGTTGTGGAGGCAAAAGCAGCAGGTTCCCCACTAATATATGAATTAAGACAGCGTGGAATACCAGTTCAAGAGTTTACTCCCACTAGGGGTAATGATAAGATAGCTCGTATTAATTCGGTGTCAGATCTGTTTGCGTCTGGGAAAGTGTGGGCGCCAGCAAAACGATGGGCGGAAGAAGTAATAGAAGAGATGGCAGCTTTTCCTAATTCAGAACACGATGACCTAGTGGACTCTAGTACACAGGCGTTAATTCGTTTTAGAAAAGGCGGGTTTATTCGTTTACAAACAGACGAACCAGACGAACCTATTTTATTTAGGCGTAAAGCAGCATATTACTAAGGAATATTATGCCCATAACAGATTTAGAAAAGTATGCAAAATTTACTAGTGATAATAAGGATCTAAATCCAGAATATATGCCGTTAAATTTTGATGCTTTACGAAAAAGTGGCGCATTACGAGTAACACATCAGGGGCTGGATGGCGGTAAATATAATCCAGATCCAAAAGCTGGGTTTTCATTGGTATCCGCTTACAATGATGCGGTAGGTAAAGATTCTGGAACCAGCCAATGGAAAGATAATCCATTTGCTTATGGTGTAGTAAAGAATATGTTTGAGCAGTCACCAGAAAATATTGGCGCTCACAAGTATATGCAAATTATAGAGTCGGCAAGAGATTTAGGGCTAAAAGATAAAGATATTTTTTTGCCATATGTTAAAAAAGCTAAAGGTGGCGCTATAAAAATGCCCAAAAACTACTCAGATGGTAGCTGGAAGTTAATTTAAGGAAACGATATGTCAATTGAAAAAAGTCTATACCAAGCCCCAGTAGGGATTGATTCTATACCTACAGAACCCGATATCGAGATTGAGATTGTAGATCCTGAAGCTATAAAAATTGGGATTGACGGTATGGAAATAGAGATTGAGCCTGCCGAACCTTCAGACAAAGACTTTGACGCCAACCTTGCGGAGTATATGTCCGAAGGAGAGTTGACAGAGATTGCGGGGGATTTACTTGGAGATTTTGAAGAAGACATCTCAGCCCGTAAGGACTGGATCCAAACTTATGTAGACGGACTTGAACTTCTAGGTATGAAGATCGAGGAACGAACAGAACCTTGGGAAGGTGCCTGCGGCGTCTACCATCCCCTCCTCTCCGAAGCACTCGTGAAGTTCCAAGCCGAGACTATTATGGAGACTTTTCCAGCGGCTGGTCCTGTTAAAACTGTAATTATTGGAAAAGAAACTGTTGAGAAGAAAGACGCTGCCCAGCGAGTTCAAGACGATATGAACTACCAGCTGACAGATGTGATGACAGAATTCCGACCTGAACACGAAAGAATGATATGGGGGTTAGGACTCTCAGGTAACGCCTTTAAGAAAGTTTACTTTGATCCCGCCTTAGACCGCCAAGTGTCAATGTTTATCCCTGCCGAAGACATCGTTGTTCCGTATGGAGCTTCCAGTCTAGAGCAGTCCCCCCGTGTAACTCATGTTATGAGAAAGACCGAAAACGAAGTAAAGAGACTTCAGTTTGCAGGTTTTTACAGGGACGTAGATTTAGAAGAACCCAGCGGTGCATTAGACGAAGTTGAAAAGAAAATTGCGGAAAAGATGGGTTTTCGTGCGACTTCAGATGACCGTTACAAGCTTTTGGAGATGCACGTAGACTTAGATCTTCCAGGCTACGAAGACGAAGAAGACGGAGAAAAGACAGGCATCGCTCTTCCGTATGTCGTGACGATTGAAAAGGGTACACAGACCATTCTGTCTATCCGTAGAAATTGGAGACCCGAAGATGAAACACACCAAAAAAGAAATCATTTTGTCCATTATGGTTATGTTCCTGGCTTCGGTTTTTATTGCTTTGGTCTTATCCATCTTGTTGGTGCTTTTGCAAAAAGCGGCACCTCACTTATTCGACAATTGGTCGATGCTGGAACCCTCTCGAATCTGCCAGGTGGCTTTAAGACTCGTGGATTGCGAGTTAAAGGGGACGACACCCCAATAAGTCCAGGTGAGTTTAGAGACGTAGACGTTCCTTCGGGAGCAATAAAAGACAACCTAATGACTCTTCCTTACAAGGAACCCAGTCAGGTCTTGTATTCCCTCCTCGGTACTATCGTAGAAGAAGGTCGCAGATTCGCTTCCGCAGGCGATATGAAGATTGCGGATATGTCTGCAAACGCCCCAGTCGGTACAACTCTGGCAATTTTAGAGCGTACCCTAAAGGTCATGTCTGCGGTGCAATCCCGTATTCATTACTCGATGAAGCAGGAGTTAAAGCTTTTAAAAGAGATTATTCGAGATTACACCCCAGAGGAGTATGACTATGTTCCTGAGGAAGGCAGCCCTCGTGCGAAACAATCGGACTATGATTTGGTCACAGTCATTCCTGTCAGTGATCCTAATGCGGCAACGATGGCGCAAAAGATTGTTCAGTACCAAGCAGTTCTCCAACTGGCTCAAGGGGCGCCACAGATTTATAACCTACCCCAATTACATAGGCAAATGCTCGATGTCTTGGGGATCCGCAACCCGCAAAAACTTATACCGTTGGAAGATGACAAAAAGCCCAAAGATCCAGTTACGGAAAACATGGATGTCTTAACTATGAAGCCACTAAAGGCATTCATATATCAAGACCATGAAGCTCACATCATTACCCATACGAACTTTATGAAGGATCCATTAACGGCTCAAATTATTGGACAAAATCCACAGGCACAGATGATGGCAGCAGCCTTAAACGCCCATATAGCTGAACACTTTGGATTTAAGTACCGCCAGATGATGGAACAGCAATTAGGAGCGCCATTACCGTACCTCAAGGATGATGACGAAACTATTCCAGAGGACTATGAAGTCCAGCTTTCTAGATTGGTGGCTCAAGCATCTGCCCAACTTCTCCAGCAGAACCAAGCTCAGGCTGCACAACAAAAGGCTCAGGAACAGGCTCAAGATCCAATTATTCAAATGCAACAACAAGAACTCCAGATTAAGGCACAGGATGTACAAAGAAAAGCCCAGAAAGATCAGGCAGACATTCAACTCAAACAAGAGCAAATCAATGTTGAGAGGGATCGTATTGCCGCCCAAGTAGAGATTGAAGGTAACAAGTTGGGAGTAAAAGTGGCTGCCGATAAGGACAAGCTGGATCGTTCTAGTGAATTAGAGGCAACCAGAATGGGAATTGATATTGCTAAATCAAGGAATAAACAATGACAGAAATTGACGTTTTAATGGGTCAGATAGACGAAAAAGCTGACCAATTAAAGAATGCTGTGGTGGTTGGCAATATGGATCACATACAGTATCAACGAGTTTGCGGAGAGATTCGAGGTCTGCTCACAGCAAAGGGATACATATTAGACCTCAAAGACAAAATGGAGAGAATGAATGACTGAATTACTAATCGGATCGACCACCGATGATGTAAACGATGTGACCGTATTGCCTGAGACGGACGAACAGAAGGCAAAACAGCTACCCAAACCATCTGGATATCGCATTTTATGTGCCATCCCAGACGTGGAGAGGGAGTATGAAGGCGGCATCATAAAGACAGACGAAGCTGTCCGATTTGATGAACTTTTAACAACAGTCCTATTTGTAGTTGATTTAGGTCCTGATTGCTATAAAGATAAAGACCGTTTTCCCAGCGGTCCTTGGTGCAAAAAAGGAGACTTTGTCCTTGTTCGCCCCAACGCTGGAACTCGTTTAGTGATTCATGGGCGTGAATTCCGCATCATCAACGATGATTCTGTGGAAGGCATAGTAGACGACCCCCGTGGTATTAAACGTAAATAGGAGCTATAAATGTCTGAAAATAAACAAGAAATGAAAGAATATACCTTTCCAGATGAGGAAAAAATCAATATCGAGGTGGAAGACGACACCCCACCAGAAGATAAAGGTAAGACCAAATCTCAACCTGAGTATGTCGAAAGTCTTGAAAAAGACGAATTAGAAGAATACTCAGACGATGTAAAGCAGAAAATTGCTGGCTTTAAGAAGATTTACCATGACGAAAGACGGGAAAAGGAAAAGGCTTTGCGAGAGCAACAAGAAGCCATTGCCGTTGCCCAACGTCTTTTTGAGGAGAACAAAGCCCTCA